CGCTTGTGATCCCCATTTTGGGCGGGTATAAACGAAACGGCGACTGGGTTGCAACCAGCCGCCGTTTCTAACCAGCCCGTTGTAGGAGAACGAACATGGCTGACGGCAATCGTACCAAAGACCATAAGGCATCCGATGCCGAACGTCGCCGCGCAAGGTCCAGGGCGAGACACGCAAGGCTTTTAGCCGCAGACCCGGACTACCACAAGAAAAAGTATCGCAAGTGGATACAGCTAAACCCAAACGGCAATCGAGAAAAATACAAAAGAGCCCTAGAGAAAGACCCTGACTTCAACAAGAAAAAAAGCGATAGGGCAAAGGAAAAGAAGATCGCTGCCGGCCTGTACACAGAAAAGCCCAAAAGGAAATACGCCACAAAACAAGAAAGGGAACGGGACAAGTATCAGAGAAGCAAGCAGGCGACTATCGAAAGGATCGTGCGGCGACAAAGAGAGAGGTACGCAACAGATAGCGAGTACGGTCTGTATCAAAGGCTGCGGTCGCGGATGCGATACGCGGTCAAAGCTCAAGCGTCCAGGCGATCTTCTCGCACGCTAGATCTAGTCGGGTGCAGCTCAAAGCAACTTGCTGCCCACATTCAGTCCCAGTTTGTTGACGGGATGAATTGGAGCAATCGAAGCCAGTGGCACATCGACCACATCATTCCGGTTTCTGTGTTTGATCTGACAACGAAAGAAGGCCAGCAGGCAGCTTTCCACTACACAAACCTTCGCCCGCTGTGGGCCGACGAAAACAGGAGAAAGAGTGCAAAGCCTCCAACGCCGCAGCACATGTTTACGTTTGGCTACGTAGTGCTCGCAGACAAAAAGAAAAATCCGGGCACGGAAGGGAGACTTGGCACGGAAAGGAGACGTGCCTAGCCTCGACCTTCCGGCCCGGATCAGTCGTGCGGAGAAAGCCACCACGGCGTCGAGTCGTCACGCTCTCGGGCGAGTTCGGCACGCAAGGTACGAAGCTCGTCAAGGATTCGCAGCACATGGGCCGCCAGTGTCCCGCTGGTGCCCGTGTAGGCCCCTTGGAATCGGCGTGCGTCCCACTCGGCCTGCTGCAGGTACTCGTCACTCAGCGGCATTCTGTTCCTCACGGTAGAGCACCAGAGCTATTGCCGAGTAGCACGCGATGTCCTTGAGTGTGTCTTCGACCCCGTCGAACTCGACCTTGCCGCGTCGAAAGAACGCCTTGAGTCTGTGCATCTTGTCGCTGATCCGCAGGATGCAGCCGGCCCATGCGGAGATGTTCAGCACGTCGGCACTTTGGCGAATGTTGCTTAGTGCGTCCTCGTCCATCCCATAGTCGAGGGTCTTGGCCAGGTGCAGGTTGCGGAGCTCGTCGAGCACCGCGAGGAACTCACGCGAGCCGGGCCGAACTGCGTCTTGCATCAGCGAGTCACCACGGAACCGCTGGCCCTCGCAGCACGACTCACGCTTCCACGCATCACTGAGCACCTGGGCGGCACACTCCTGGGCAGGCTGGCAGCCGGCGAGGCTGGAGTAGCCAACCATCTTCGGGTCGGCCGGATCGGTGCTAGCCATGCGGTCGGCGACGGCGGAACGAAGGGCATCATTGGCGGCTTCAAGCAGGGCGGCGGTCATTGCTTTCCTTTCGCAGGTCACGGTCACAGAACAACGGGTATGCCTTGGTCACCTCACGCCGCCCGTGGTCAATCACGATGGCGGCCTGGCACGGCGGCTCATAGCTCGCCTTGATTCGGACAGCGTATGCACTGTGTCCAATCACGCTGCCGTTGCTCACGTAGCGTCCCGAGCGGCCCCATGAGAACTGGTGCCAGTGCCCGAGGCAGGTGAGGTCGGCCCGCTCGGTGGCATCCCACGCGGCAATGGCTTTGTTCAGCGGCACATGAATGCCGCCGATGCCGCCCTGGTAACGCACTGCGTGACCGTGACAGAACCGGATACGGAACCCGTCGAGGTCAAGATAGTTCAGATGCCCTTCGCCGATCTGCCAGGTGATGTTCTTGCGAGTCTCGCCGGCCCGCATCGTCAGATACAGGTGATGCTCGTAGCTGGTGTCGGCCTCGTTCGTGCGAAGCTTCTCCGTGGTGCGTCCGTGGTTGCCGCAGCTGGTGGCCACGATCACGCTTCCGACGTTGTCGGCGACGGCGTCGAGGAAGCCTCGGAGCCGCTCGCCGATCCAGCGGATGGCCGCCAGCGGATGCAATGCGTTCTCTTCGGCGAGCTCGGGGTGGATCATGCCGCTGATGAGATCCCCGCCCAGCCACACCACCACGCGGTCGATCTTCGCCAACTGGCGTTCGTGTTCGAGCATGGCGAAGAACCGCTGCTGCAGTTCGGCCAGTCGGGCCTCGCACACTGACAGGTCGTAGAAATTCAGCCCGTTGACTTGTTCGCTGCGCACGGTCTCTTCGCAGTGAATGTCGCTGAGCAGCACGACCATCGTGGCGTCGTGCTTCTTGCCTTTGCCGCTTTTGGTCAAGGTGGCTGGCTTGCCGCCTAAGCCCTTGAGGCTGACGAGCGAATCGGCCCGCTCCCGCTCGCGGTCGATCTGTGCGAGCGCGGCCTTATACCGGTTTCGGTATGACGCCAACTCGGCTCGCAGCCGCGCCAGTTCGGCATCGGAGGCCAGGCGGTCAGCGTCAGCGAGCCTTTCGGCAATCTCGTCAGTCATGCTTTTTCGAGCCACTTGATTACTCCAGAATGGCCGATGGTCACGCCCCTGCTGTTGAGCGACTTGCTCAGCTGCATCCCCAGTGCGGTCTTGGTCGTGGCGAGCGTGCCCGTGTGCCACATGCGGCGGATCTCTTCGATCTCGTCACGCAGATCGGTGGGCAGCGTCTCGTACCACGGAGCAAAGCCCTTGCGTGTCGGCAGGCCCGCCTTCACCTCTTCGAGCAGGCTAGGTTTTTTCGCCATGCGTCACTCCTTCGGCGTCATCGTGTAGAGCATCGCCAGAACCCGCCGCTGCACTCGGGCCGCCTCGGTCACGGCTTCTTCGGAGATGTTCGGCCCCAGGCTGGCGTGCAGCAGTTCATGCAAGATCGTCTCGACTCGGCTCCATCCACGCTCACGGGAGTCAATCAAGATGCGAGGCTTGGCGGCCCCGTCAAAGAATGTCCACCCAGCGGCTTCACCTGTCAGCTTGGTGAACCGCAGCAGCCACCGCTTGCCGTCGATGGTGATGTGGTGGTCTTCCGGCACGGGCGGCTCCCTTCGCCCGTTATGGTGGCTGGTCTGTCAACCGCTCGCGCCACGGCCGGGAGGCAGGCCGACCATCTGCCCGAGCCGGTTCAGTGCCGCCTGTCGCTCCGGGCAGTGGCAGGGCCGCCCTGTCACCGCTTGCACCCGCTCTTTCGTGATGCCGACCGCAGCCAGCCCATCGGCGACCATGTCGCCCAGGCCCGGCTTCGCCCGAGGATACGCCGGGTGCGTCTCGTCCACCGTGAGCCGGTCGCCGTCCTCCGCGACGATGCACGCGGCCACGTCGGCCAGCGTGTAGCCGCGCTCACGGCAGCGGGCTTCAAGGTGTCGGCGGCGGCAGCGGATCATGGCAGCGGGTTGGCGCAGTCGCAGTCCTCTGCAAACCAGATCGGCGTGATCGTCCGCGTGATGGTGCCGCGAATCAGTACCGTGCTGCCGCCCTCCTCGATGTATTCGTAGTAGCCGGCACTTGGATTCGTCCAGCCGCCGGGCCACGCCACCGAGCCGACTGGTGCCCCGGCAACGCCAGACGGCGAGGTAAACCCGTAGTCTGGAGCGGTCAGGAACGAGTAGTAGCAGCAATCCGACTCGCCAAAGCCTCCGACAAAACCGAGCCAGATGCTCGGCTCGCTCGGCATCTGCCATTCGTAGTACCGGACGCCATCGGGCGGCAGGTCTTCGTCCTGCGTGCCGTTTGCGTCCAGGCAGGTCAGCCGCAGTGCGTCTGGGTGTGCCGTCCGCTGGGCCAAGTATCCATCGCCCGCATTACCGATGTTGATGCCGGTGATCTGGCCGAAGGTCGCACTGCCCGTGTCAGTGTCGATGACCGCAGACAGTTCGGCTCCCGTCCCCTCGCTCGGCATCAGTTGGTTGATCGTCACCGTCACATCTGCCACATACGGCGGCAGGCTCGCATCTTCGCGGTAATACGCGCCACCGCTCGTCACAGTGACGCCGGTCGGGATGCCGGTGTAGTAGTAGTATTGCCCACCGTTCGTCACCACCACGCGAGCGATGCTTGTGGTGGCCTTGTAGTAGTCGCCGCCGCCCGTGATTGTCACTGATTGGATGACGCCGTTGCCTGTCTCCTTGTAGAACAGCCCATTCGATGCAGAGTTTGGGTCTAGCGCAACGCCCGTGATGCCCCCGTTCGCGTCAACGCTGGTGATGATCCAGCCATCGACCTCAAGGACGTAGTACGGCGGGTTGCTTGCGACCGATGGGTCTAGCTCTTCGTACCAGAGATATTCGCCCACCTCGTAGCCGCTGCCGCCGTTGACGATGGAGATAGCGGACACCTCCCACGCTGGCTTCCCCTCCCAGTCTGTGGTCGCGTTCATGGTCGCAGCGAGGACGGCGCCAGACCCTGCGGTGTTAGGGTAGTACCCTGCTGGCCCCCAGACATACGGTGTGAGGTTCGGATTCTCTCTTCCAGCGTCGGTCGCAATCGTCCCGCTCGCCGCCGTCACCTGCTCGCCGTCCGTGACCGTAAACGTGACCGCATCGCCGTCCGTGTAGCCCGTGCCGCCGTTCGCCACTGCCACGGAGTCAACGTGCCAGAGGGCCGTATCGCTCGGCGTGGTTGGTGACTGCGACAGGTTGACCGTGAGCGAGGCACCACTGCCGCCTGCCACGCTCGCAGTGATCGTCGGCGTTGCCCTGGCGGTTTTGATGGTCGCAACCGCTGCGGCCTGCTCGGTGACGCCGGCACCGTAGCTGAATGTCACCGAAGCCCCATCGGTGTAGCCCGAGGTCGTGCCGCTGACCGATACGCTTGCCACGCCCCAAGTCTGCGGCGTGGTGCCGTTGGCTGCGAGCGTCGGCGTGAGCGTGGCCCCGGTGCCGCCCGACACGCTCGCCGTCAGTGTCGGCTGGGATCGCTGGTCGGTCTGTACCGTCAGCACGGCACCCGAAACGGTCGTATCGCCCGCCTTGGTCGATACCGTAAGCGTCTCGCCGTTGGCGTATCCCGTCCCGCCCGAGAACGTGACCGAGGCGATCTTCCAAGTGGGGATGCCGCACGCATCGTTTGTGGACGCCAGCGTTGGCGTCACGGTCAGCCCCGCGCCGCTGCCGCCGCTCACGGTCAGCGTGGGAGCCACGCGGGCGAGCTTGGCGTAGCCACTGCCGCCATTGGGCAGAGTGACTCCTGGAAGGGCTGGATTGTAGAGCGTGCCGGCCGACGTGATCGGCCCCATAGAAGATCGCTCGTAGCCGACAGGTGCCCACACGTTGCCGATGGCTCCCGAGCCAAAGCAGCTAGAGAGCGTCAGCGTGATGAGTTGCCGAGACTCGCTCGCACAGCGGACGGTAGCAGTGCCGCTGCTCGGCAGCCATGTCTCCACCGAAGGGTCAGCAGTCCAGTCGGGCCAGCTTAGGTACTCCAGATCCCACTCCCATGTGACGCAGGATAGGTAGTCACATAGCTCCCCGCTCGGCCCGCAGCAGCACCCTTGCCCAGTGCCGAGCGCGGTGCCACGCAGCACTAGGGCACCGTTCTGTACGGTTAGCAATGTCACGACGCAGCCGTAGAGCAGGTGGTAATCGACACGGAGAACGACGCCGTGCTCGATGTAGCGAGGGCCACCACCGGCAGCGTATCGAACCGCAGCGACGCGGTCGTGATCGTTGCGGCCGTGGCGGCATTCGCAGCGTACATCTGCGGCACCAGCAGATACCACGCGGTGCCTTCCCTCGCAATTGAGCAGTCGCGCTGCGGGCCGTCTGGGATCGGCCAGAACAGATTCGTGGCGGACACCGTATTGGGGGTCGCGGTCTGATTGCGGAAGGTCACGGTTTTTTCGGTGCCGATTGACCACGCACCGGTGAATGTGCAGATGCGGAGCGCCTTCCGCTGCCGCTGCTCAAACACCGGATCAAACGCCAGCGGCGTCCCGCGCCTCGGCTCCTGCTCCACCTGACGCACCACGCGAGCGATGCGAACCGCCGACCCCAGCTCAAACTGTGTCAGGTCAGCCATGTGCTACACCGCAGGCGGCGTCGTGGGCGGCGTGCCAAAGATACTGGAGAAGTTTGCTTCGGGGTTCACGCGGCGATTTAGGATTGCCGGCACGCCCAGGGTCAACGCACCGGAGCCATTGAGGCCAACCGGATTCGGAGACGCAATCCACTCGGAGTTTTCAAAGTCGAACACCATCGCGCGCCGCTTCTCGCCGCCGTCGATGAAGTTCCACCCAATGTCGGGCAGTTGCAAATTGTGGCCCGATTGCCGGTAGTGCAGTTCCGCAGTGGCAGACCAGTAGCTGACAAGGCTGGCACCAAACTGCTCTCTCGCCGTCTGCACGGTGACCTTTTGCACCTTGATCGCATGCGCAGGGCAACCAAGGTACTCCGCATTGTTGACGCAGTTCTGTGCCGCCACCCATGAACTAGGGAACGTGGCAAAGTTCTTCGTGACCTTCGCCACGACCGTTGACTCTTGCGTGACGAGTCCAGGGAAGTAATCGTATGCGCTATTCGTAAGAGGCCGCAGCGTCGTGCCATCAAAGTATGTGAGGGCCGGAACCTCACCAGGAGCCGAGTCAAACTCCCAGACTGCCGAACGGTTTGTCGGAGCCGTCATCTCATCCTGCGTGACAATGCCGTACTCGGCGAGCAGGTGAACGTGATACGGCGACCCTTCGTAGCCCTCCGTCAACGTCATCTTGCGGACGCGGTACGGGCCATCGGTGTAGGTCGGGTGGATCGAGAAAAAATCCACGCCCACAGCCGTGAACACATCCGGCTCGGAGAGCGGAGAACCAGTGAGCGTATCGTCGGACAACACGCACACCCACTCACGGGTAAGTTTGCGAGGCTTGAGGATTTCGTATTCAGCCTTTCGCGACAGTTCTTTGACACTGGCAACGCCCATGACGACTCCTACGGCAGAATAAGTGCAGGCTGACCAAGCCGGTTCAGATCGCGGTCGATGCTGGCGGCGATGCGGTTCAGCACCTTGTTGGTCAGGCGGGCTTGGATCAACGCCGGGTCTTGCTGCTGATTGAACAGGTCGAGCACTAGCTGCTGGCCTTCGGCAGTCCGCACGTCTGCCGTCTGCACCGTCTGCGGGCCGAGCGTGTTGAGCTCGGCCATTCGCTTAGTCTGCCGCTCGAACTCAGCCTGTTGGGCCTTGGCTTGCTCTTCGAGGAACTTCTGCTGCTGCTGGGCGATCTGTTCCTGCTGCTTCGCCTGGGCGGCGGCCAAGTCCTGCTGTCGCTTTTGGAACGCCTCACGCTGGGCAGCTGCCCCGCTGGCGATGTCGCGCTCCTTGGCCTGCACTTGGTCCAACTGCCCGAGCCGCTTCGTGGCTGTGTCCAGGGCTTCCTTGTCGCCGGCCTCACGGGCAGCGTTGGCGGCCTCCTGGGCACGGGCAATCTCGGCTTCGACGGCCACTAGGTTCTCGGCTGCCTTGATGCGGGCGTTGTCGCCGCCAAACTCCTGCTGCTTGATGAGATCGTTGACCGTTTGCTCTTGCTGCAGCCGCACCTTGGCGGCCTCTTCTTCGGCCTTCTTGCGTTCGGCCACGGCCTGCTTTTCGTTTTCGATCCGCTGGTCGAACAGATCCTGCTGCCGCTGCACCTCGGCGTCGTAGGCTTCTTTGTTCAAGATGCCGTCTTCGACCTGCTGCTGTGCCTGCTGAATGCCTTCCTGCAGTTGCAGGGCCGCGTCGAAACCGGCCTGCCCAAACTCGCTGGCCTTTTCAATGGCACTGGAAATGACGCCGTCCGCTTCTTGGAACGCATCGGCGAATCCGTTGCCGAAGCCCTGATCCAGGGCTTGCTGCTGCTCTTCGAGCTTCGCTTTCAGTTCGTCCAGCTGGCCGAGCCGGGCCTGGGCGTCAGCATCACCCGATGCGGCAATGGCCTGCCGCTGCCGCTCCACTGCGGCCAGGTCTTCCTCAATCTTGCTGGCGGCATCGCCCACCTTCAGCAGGGCATCTACACGCTTTTGGTCGGCTTCCGCCTGAGCGTTGGCAGCGTCGGAAGCCGCTTGCCGTGCGGCCAGCTCTTGATCCAGCAGCGAGTTGACCGTGGCCTGCGTTTCCTCAATCCGCTTGATCTCTTCGGCCGTCATGTTCATGGGATCGACGACGGCAGACACTGCCGCCTCGTACTCCCGCATGGCGTCGGTCACGGCACTGGAGTTGTCTACGATGCCGCCGAAGAACGAGTCGAATCGCTCTCGCGTTTCGTCAATGTTCGTCTGAACCTTGAACGCCGGCTCTCGCTCTTGCTCCACCCGCTGGCGAAGCGACTGCACGTAGGTCTGGGCGGCACCAACTGCGGCCGCCTCCTGCTCTTGCGCGCTGCCGAATATCGCCTGCGTGGTGCCGTCGATGATCTGCTGGCCGGCGTCCTCAAGGTCTTGGAGGTTGCTCTGAAGTTGCTCGTTGGCGTTCACCTGAAGGTCTTGCCCAAACGCTTCAAGGTCTGAGCTGACGTAGCTGCCTATCGCCTCAAGCACCTTCCCGAGAGCCAACGCGACTCCGTTTCCGATAATTTGGAACGTGTTGAAAATCGCCTTGAACGTACCGCTGAGAGCGTCCAACACGCCGGCGACCCGAGTAAACGTCGCGCTGGCTGACTCCAGTGCGCCGGTAAAACCGCCGAAGTAGTTCACGAATTCGTCAAAGGTTTTCGCAAAATACTCGGCACCTTGAAGCAGCACGTCGGTGATTGCGTTGGCGATGCCAGTGCCACCTTGCCCCTGTGCCCCGCTCCACTCCTCCACGAACTTCAAGAACTGGTTGGTCACGTCGGTGACAACCGGAGCGAGGTTGCCTTCAACTTGCCCGATGATTCCCTGCACTGTCGCAAGAACCAGATCGAAGCCATCGTTCATGTCGGCGATATTGTTGACCTGCGTCTGGTCAACGATGATCCCAAGCCGCTCGGCCCTTGCCTTCAACTCGTCAATACTGGCGGCACCTTCGCGAAACAGCGGCGCGAGTGCGGCCCCCTGCTTGCCGAAAATCTGAACCGCTGCGGCTGCCCGATCTGCTGCGGTTGGCAGCTGCGAAATAGCCTCGCCAATCGCCGCGAACTGCTGCTCCGGTGCTAGCGACCGCAACTCAGCAACGGAAAGTCCGATGCCTTGCAGCGACTTGTCGAAGGCATCGCCGGGGTTGGCCTTGCCGATGTTCACGCCGAGTTTCTGCACTGCCACGCCAAAGGCTTCGGTATCCACGCCGGCCATCTTGGCGGCCAGCGAGTAGCCTTGCAGGGCCTCGACGCCAATCCCGGTGCGGGCACTCAGGTCGTTGAGCGAGTCCAGCGAACTGGACACGTTCCCGGCCAACGTCAGCACGCTCTGGGCCGCGCTGGTCAACGCCGAGCCAATCGCCTGGAAGCCATCCAGCAACACCCGCCCAACCTCGATGGCGCTCAGCGTCCGCACGCCACCCGTCAGCTTCTCAAGACTTTGAGCAGTCTTGTCAGACTCGCCAGCAAACCGCTTCATCGACTGCTGGTTCTGCTCGACGATCTTTTGCAGCAGCTGCAGGGCCTTGTCGGCATCGGACAAGCCCTTGGTCATGCCGGCGGCGTTCGCCGTCATCTGCATGCCCACGCCGATTACCGTTGCCATACGTCACCCGTTAAAAATCTGCTGCAGTTGCTTGATCTGTGCGAGCATCTGCTGCTGATGCTGCGGTGGTTTCTCAATCGGTATGAAATCGTCTGCCTTCGGTGCCTTGCCTCGGTCGCAGTGCGGGGCCAGCATGGCACTAGCCAGTAGGCCCGTTTCCCGCCATGAGTCGGGAATGGCCTCGAAGTAGCGCGTGTACGCCAGCCATTCCGCAAACTCACGGGCCGACATCTTTTCGATCTCGGCCACCGTCTTTTTCAAATGCCCCGCCAGACGAAACATGAAACGCCTCGTCGGGCGGAGGTTCAGTTTTTTGCGAGTTCCTCCACGTCTTTCTCGGTGATGGCGTTGTGGGCCGCCGCCTTGTCGAACAGCTTGGACACAACCTTGGCCGACTTACCCGCCAGCTTGGCAATCTGCTCGTCACTGAACAGCCGGTTTCCTTGCTCGTCGCACAGGCAGCGGGCCAGGAACTTCGACCGGAAGTTATCCACGCCGGTCTGCTTGTTCGCTGCCCATTCCTGCTGGTAGCCGTCGAGCTCGCCCACGGTCATCACGCGGATGAATACGTCGCCGCCCCACTCTTTGACGGTGACCTTCACCAGGCCGAGGTCATCGGCTGCCAAAATCTGTTCTGCTGTCAGTGCCATGTGCGTCGGCTCCTATTCGAGGCAAATCTTGAACGTCGCCGCATACCGTGCGACATCGTTCACTTGGCCCGAGAGCCGCAACGTCTGGCAGATGGCCTTCGTGGTGAAGGTAAGGCCACCGCCAGTGAAGGCAATGGTGTTCTTCTTCCCGTACTCAGCAATCGACAGGCTCGCAGTGCTCAGGCACTTGATCTCTATAGTGCCTGCGTCAAGCGTCCACGCCCTCGGAGACGTGGTCGATCCGCGAGCCAACGGCAATTCGCCGCCATACGTCGCAACGATCTCGACCAACTCGCCGAGCGACTGACCGCCCCATGTGGCCGCAACGCCAGCACACGCTTCAGCCATGACGGGCCTCCGTCTGGCTTAGTAGCGAGCCACCCTGAAGGTGACCTGGCCACGGACAGCGTCGTTCGTCGCAAACGTCAGCGTCGAGGATGCGACGGTTGCCGCCGCACTGATCGCTGCCGCCCCGTTGACCGTCAGCGTCAGCGTGCCCGTGCTGGCGTCCTTGATGATGTTCGTGCCGAGGTAGTCCACCACGACTTCGCGGCCCGTTTCAGTCGCCGAGCCCTGCAGCGGGCGGTCAATCGTCTTGATGCTGTTGCCCGCAGTCAGCCCGAGGTGCGAAACGTCGATGGTGTCATCGGCGGCCGGGTCCGTGTTCGTCACAACGATGTTCGTGACGGTGAAGGAAGTGCCACCGAAAGAAAACAGCGTTCCGGCACCATCATGCGGCGTAGCGGACATGCTCTAAGACTCCTGCCAAAGGACGTTAAAAGTCTGCGTTACTTGGTACACGGGAGGAAGGTCGCCGCCCGCCAGCTGCACGAAGTCGTCAGACTCCTGCTCCAGCGACACGTGCTTCACTTCCACATTGTTCACGGTGCCCCCGTACCCATCCAGAACGACACGCAC